CTACAGGGTGACCCCCCGTCTGTCAAGCGGTGCCCCTGCCCAGATACAGATAGACTCTTGCATTAGAATGGTAGGAGTGTATTTGTATCCATGCTAGAGACTGTATCTACGTTAGAGTAGTATCTACTTCCTATATACCTCCAGCAAAAATGAAATAAATAAACATTCTTTTCTTTTTAATGGACCTACACAGTATTATCTATACATACAGTATAGAATCAGAATAGGGTGCATGGGGGGGGGTTAGACCCGTCGATTAGGCTGACAGACTGTTAGACTCTCAGCCCGTACAGACGTGACAAAACCCGGTAGACCATTACAGCCTACCGGGTGAGGACTAACGACAGGTGGCTATTCGGCTGTCAGATCAATAGCATCTGCTATCGCAACCACCTCAACCGGAGCTTGCCACTTGGTGATCTTCGCTACCAGCTTCGGTGCCAGCTCATCCTCAGACTCTGTGCGATCGAGCAAAGTCAGCAGGAAACCAAGAGTCGCATCTGGGAGTTCCTTCGGCTGTACTTTGCTTGCCAACAACGAAAAGGTTCCCTTCCATTGTTTAATCGTGGCATCAACGATCGGCTGCATTTTTGCAGTAGTTTCAGGCGTAGCATTTGCAGCGAGCCTGCCAGTCGCTACCAGTTTCTCCAGCGTGAACGCTGCGATTACATCCGCCATAGTCTCATCGTACCAAGTCTCCAGCTTGGCGAGGGTGAGGTGACCGCCAGTCGCTGCGATTGTGAGGTAATCGAAACAAGCGGTGAAGTCCAAGTCACTATCGCCAACGGAAGTCAGCGTGGACTTGGTTGCAACAACACGGGCCGTGAAAATCTCGTCCTGCGCTTTGCAAAAGACATTGCGGAGAATCGGTTCGCATTGTGCGATCTGTTCAACTGACAATGCAGGGAACATAGGGATGCTGGCGCAGACCGACGGCAATGCGGTGATCTTTGCCTTTGTCATTTTCGCGGTTTGCTTGAAACCTGCGACTAGCAAACGCTGGCCTGTCAAGGGTTGAGACTTACCAGATACATACGGGTTCACATTGTGTTGAGTAGAGATAGTGGACATTACAGATACTCCGGTTGATTGAGGGAGAGGGTTTGCAGATACTCAGGATTGAATATCTGCGGATTATGTCCCAATACTGTGTTGATGTATTGAGACATAATGCGCAGATATTACAGGATATGATAAGTACCGGTAGAATCCAGCTGTTCAACGATAATATTTGCGGGATGATAATGTTGCAATAATACTTTGCGTAATTGTTCAATATCTGACAAATATCCGCTTTGCACGCGAAAGTTATTATTTAAACCCGTGAAGTATAGATAATATTGTGGGGAGACGGGGGACATAATAGATACTCCGGTAGTTACTTGGTGATTAGGCCCAGACTCGAACCTCATATACTCCATACCTCAGTTCAAGGATATAGCCAAGATACCCTCTTGCTTGATACTGGCGCAACTGATCCTCGGCAGATGCCAGACTGTTAAAGTGATGGTATATCATGAGATACTCCGTTCAAAGTGGGGGAAAAGGAAAAGGACTCGATTCTGGGCAAAATAAGTTAGAACGATTCGGGTCGGCTGAGTTCCTCGCTTTACACTTCTTTACAATCGAGCCAACCGGAGAGGCGCTCCCGGCCCGGCCCGGCGCAGCCGCTCAATTCCACAGTTCTAGTTCTATCGAATTATCGGCCACCCCGGTCGGCCCTTTTTTACGCCCGGGCCTGGTTTTATCCTAAGGACTCCCTCTATTTTTCCTAAAAATTTTACCTTCTGGTCACTACAAATGTTCTGATCACTACAAATGGTGTCCCCGCTCGCACTTCCGAACTCTTTCTAGTATCCTGACTTTCACTGCCAACATTATTACTGTCAACATTATTACTGCCATGAGTATTGCCACTGCGCCGTCCGCAACTACTTCTACCGCAACTTCTGAACGCGCACTCACATTTCTAGGAGAAGGACATTCTCTGGAAGTTACCGCTGCGGCTTGCGGAGTTTCAGTCTCACGAATTAGTCAACTTCTTGCAGACGAAAACTTTGCTGCAAAAGTAGCTACACTTCGCTATCAAGCACTAGTTAAGCAAAGCAAGAGAACAGACGTATACGAAGAACTAGAAGATACACTCTTGGAGAAACTCAAAGCATCTCTTTGCATGATCTTTGATCCGATGAAACTGGCCAGACTTCTGCAAGTTATTTCTGTTGCGAAACCCAAAAATACTTTCATTCCTTCCGATCTTCCTTCCGCTCAGCAAACTGTTGCTCTAACAATTCCTTCTCTAGTAATTAATCGCTTTACTACTAATACATTTAATCAAGTAATTGAAATTCATGCAGCCGAAAAGCAAGAAACACAAACACTGCTTACTATTCAATCCAAAACCTTAGATTCCCTAGTACGATCTAGACCTCCAAAAGAGAATCCAAATGTCTACCTTCCACCCCCAATTTTCTCCGATGCAGAAACTTCGTCTGCACATTCAACTTAAGAATGCTGCACTCGCAACGAAGCCAAAGTTTTCTTTGGTCTCTAATCAATCTGCTGTGCAACTAGCACTACTGGAAAAGAATAAACAAGCTGCAAAAGAAATGCTCCTGTCGATAAAAACACTATTAGCTCAGCGCCCACGCTAATTCTAAGATGCAAACTTGGAGTGATAAATTAGGATTCACTGAGCAGAGTGCGCCAGATATTCCTCAGCAAGAGCAATATTATACTGCACAAGAAGTTCATGATCTTGCAAAATCTTCTTTAGATTTCCTAGCTGCTCTTGCACTTCCACTGATATTTCGGTACTTCTTTCCTTCAGTATACAAAAGTATATGGCAGTGGCTCCTTTCTTATGTTCATCGTACTCGCGATTTTTCCCAACTTGCTCTTGGCCTTCCTCGCGGATTCGCAAAAACTACATTCGTAAAGATTTTCGTACTATATTGTATTCTCTTCACTACACGCAAATTTGTACTGGTATGCGCAGAGACACAGACAAAAGCAGAGAACATAGTTTCAGATGTGATAGATACATTAGACGAAGAAAACATAAAGAAAGTATTCGGATACTGGAAATTAGGTTTAGAAAAAGACACTCAAGCTCTAAAGAAATTCGGATTTCGTGGACGCAATATTACTCTAGCCGCTGGAACTGTAGCTACGGTTCGAGGTCTAAATATAAAGAATGAGCGCCCAGATGTAATGATTTTTGATGACATTCAATCTCGCGTACAAGCAGAATCGGAAATTATTTCTCAGCAAATTGAAACAGATATGGTAGGTACGGCAATGAAGGCAAAGAGTCCTCATGGCTGCCTATTTATTTTTGTGGGGAATATGTATCCTACAAAATATTCTTTGTTGCGAAAACTCAAGAAATCTGTAAATTGGGTGAAATTTATTGCTGGTGGAATCTTAGCTGATGGAAAATCTCTTTGGGAAGAATTGCAACCACTGGAACAACTTCTTACAGAATATCAAAATGATCTGGACATGGGGCGGCCGGAAATCTTCTTTGCCGAAGTTTTGAATGATGAGAATGCCACAGTAAATAATCTAGTAGACATTTCAAAACTTCCTCTGTATCCTTTTGATGATGATGAGCTGCACTCAGGAAACTTCATTCTAATTGATCCTTCTGGCGATAAAATGAAGAGTGATGCGGTTTCTATCGGATATTTCGAAGTACATAGTACTAATGAAGCTGTAGTTCCTTGTCTTAGAGAAGTAAAAGAAGACCGCTTTAGTCCTGGAGATACGATTACTACTGCAATTGAGATGGCTTTAAGACATAATTGTCGTCTGGTAGTAATAGAATCTAATGCATATCAGTATTCTCTAAATTATTGGTTCGAATTTATCTGTCTCCAGCGCGGAATTACTGGAATTGAGTGCGCTCCCATCTATTCTGGCCCGCGATCTAAGAATTCTCGTATCTTAGATATGTTCAAGGCGCTATTCTCTAAAGAAATATACTATCACTCTGAAACTTCAGGTCCAGTAAACCTACAAATCAGTCAATTTAATCCACTAAAAACTAATAATGTGGACGGAATACTAGATTTGCTTACTTACAGTCTTCGAGTAGTGGCCGAGCTTGGGGAACAGCTTATTGCAGGAGATATAATTGAGATGCAAGAGTTCGAATCAATAAAAATACCTACTGCTCAGCAGTCTTCTCCATTTTAGAGGATTAGGCAATGCCGAAACCGTCAGATTTACCTAAATCCGTAGAACGCGTACAGCAATATCGTGTTGGACAGTATCCTGCAGCCGGACTTTCTGATGCAGACATGTTAATTTTGCGGTTACTAGAAACTCCTCTGCAGCCGCCCCAAAGAGGCCCGCGCAAATCTATTCCTATAGAAGAAAATCCCTATAATCCGCCGGGATTGTTTCTTACGCCGATCCCATTAGTTGCACCTCCATTCTCTTTCTTCCCAAGTTCATCTTAAAGGTACTCCTGTGGCTGCAAATATATCTTTTCCTATTTCTGCTGTTTCACAAGCTGGAGTAATTCTGTATGAAAAACAGTGTTATCAAATTCAAAATATTGCAGTCAATACTCGCAGTCATCTTGAGCGGCTTGATCGTATTTACTCTCGTGAAGTTGATGCTACAAAGATTGCAGCACTAAACAAGCAACTCAATGTAATAGGGGATGCTACAAAGTACCAAAATATTACAGTACCGATCTGTGAACCACAAGTAGAGAACGCTGTAGTTTATCAGGCATCTGTATTCTTAACTGGGAATCCAATTTTTGGCGTAGTTGCTGATCCTGTAAATGAAGATGCAGCGCTACAAATGCAGGCAGTAATTGAAGAGAATAGTATTCGTGGTGGATGGGTAAGCGAACTTATTACTTTCTTTAGAGATTGTTTCAAATATAATCTTGGCGCTGTAGAAGTTGCCTGGGAACAACAAACTACTCAAGCAGTAGAAACTGCTATTGATTTTACAGCAGGAATACAGGGTAAGCCAGTCAATGTTACTTGGACAGGAAACGTTATCCGCCGCCTGGATTTATACAATACATTTTGGGATACTAGAGTAGCACCGCAAGATATTCCTACAAAAGGCGAGTTTGCAGGATACATCAAAAGAATGAGTCGTATTGAACTCCTGATTTACATGGATTCGATTCCTTCGTTTATAAAAGAAAATAAAGTTGCTGCACTGAATTCCAATGCTGCCGGTGCTGGAACTGGTTATTCTTATTGGGAACCTTCAATAAATCCCGAGCCACTAATTCAACCTATTGCTGATGCCTATGGAACTAATTGGCTAAACTGGGCTGGATTGCCAGGAGCAGATCCAAACAAACCAATCACTTCTTATGACTATGAAATTACATTCCTGTACGCACGCATAGTACCAGTCGAATTCAAAATTGATAATGTGCCTTCCAAAGATACTCCGCAGATTTGGAAATTTACTATTGTAAACCATCAAGTTATTATCTCTGCAGAAATGCAAACTAATGCGCACAATAAGATTCCTATTTTCTTCGGTCAAACAAAAACAGATGGATTGAAGTATCAAACTAAATCCTTCCTGGCAAATTCTGAACCATTTCAGTCAGTTGCTACCGCTCTAATGAATAGCATGATTGCCTCTCGAAGGCGCGCAATTTCTGACCGCGGTCTTTATGATCCTAGTCGTGTAGCTTCTGAACACATCAACTCTGATAATCCTGCAGCCAAGATTCCTGTTCGCCCTCGCGCATACGGAAAACCTCTATCTGAAGCTTATTATTCAATTCCATTTAAGGATGAACAAGCCGGCGTTGCAATGCAAGAAATCAAAGCAGTGAGTGATTTTTCCGATTCTTTGAATGGAACCAATACAAGTAAACAAGGTCAATTCCGGAAAGGCAATCGCACTGCGCATGAATATGACGACATCATGGCGCATTCAAATGGCCGGGATCAAATGACTTCTATGGTATTTGAAGCTCAGGTATTTACGCCTATTAAAGAGATTCTCAAGATCAATATTCTACAGTATCAAGCAGCCGGAGATATTTATTCTGCATCTCAAGGAAAGACTGTAGTTATTGATCCTCTAGCACTTCGTAAAACATTGCTTGCTTTTAAAGTTTCTGATGGTATCTTGCCTACAGACAAAATCATTTCTAG